GAGGTAGAAGAGGTGCTGGTAACTTTGCAATCGTTGATGCTAAAGTTGCTTCAGCTCTACAAGGTATCGCTGGTTTTGTACCAAACCCAATGGCTAACACGTTCAACCAGGTTGCAGGTGCAATCTACCCAGTTGGATCTGTTGCAGGTATCAATCTTTACACTGATCCTCTAATGTCATTTAACGGTACAGGTGCTGGTTCTATTGGTACTGACGGTCACGAGATCTTAGTCGGTCGTAAGGGCGACGGCAACGGTCCTGGTCTAGTATTCATGCCTTACTTGATGGCTGAATCAGTACAGACTATTGCTGAAGGTACTATGGCTCCTAAGGTTGCAGTTAAGTCTCGCTACGCACTAGTTGAGGCTGGCTTCCACCCAGAGACTCAGTACATCTCATTTGATGTTGACGCTCTAGAGCTATAATCTTAAAGATTAGAATTCAATATACTATAAGGAAAGCCCGCAATTGCGGGCTTTCTTTTTGCTTCAAATTTAAATTTGACAAGAGGATATATACAAAAACGATAATATAATAACATCAATATGAAACTAAAGAATAAATTAAAAATGTTTGAGGAGTTTGCTTCTACTGAGAAGAACACGGAAACTAAAATCAATTCAAAGGGTGTAGTAAAGGCTTCAAATGATACCACCTCTATTTTAGATGACGTAGATAATATTTTAGATAACTTGGAAACTTTATCTAAGCAAATTACTGAAGAGCATGCTATTTTACTAAAAGATTTTGAAAACGCATCTATTTCTATTTTAGAAAATGAAGAAACTATAGAAATGATTAATGAAGATTTTATGGCTGAAATTATGAAGCAAGTAAAATCTATGAAATCTTATGCTAAGTTAACCGGCCTTTATCCTAAGATGAAGAAAAACATTTTAAAAGCTGAGTTAAACAAAGTAGAAAAACTAGCAAAATTTAAGGCAGAGGAAGCAGAAAAAACAGCAGGGTATCTCGATCAACTCAAGACTGCATATAAAGAAAAAATTGCACAGGTTGGTGCAAGTGATGCTCCAGCTATTAAAAAGAGTCAAAAGAAAGAGGCACTAAGGCAGCAAAGAGACGCTGCTATTGAAAAAGGATCTGACACTGTTAAGACTAAATTAGAAAGCGCAAGGCAAAAACTAACAAAACAGTTAGACGATAAAATTAGAGACTTAAATACTAAGTTAACTGATCTTCAGAATGATAATAAAATTGAAGCCGAACTTTTAATGAAGCAATGGCAAACTCAAAAGCTTGATACGGATGACAAGATAGAATTTGAAAGAATAGATAAAACTGCAGAAATCGAAACAGGGTATGCAGCAGATAATCCTGAACATGTAGAAAGATTGGCCGCGTTTAGAAAACGGGAAATGCAAAAACATAAAACTAAAACTGAAGAAGAGAAAAGAGAAAAAGCTGAAGAACTTGCTGCTATTCAAGCACAATTTGACGAAGAGTCAGCTAGAGGCACCGAAGAGGAAAAAGAAGCAAAAAAGAAAATTGTCGACTGGTTCAAGGCCGGTAACGAGTATGCAACCTATTTGGGTAGTGTTGACTTTGGTGTTCAAGAATCTCTAGTTAACGAAGCTGAAATTTCAGATGAAGTAAAGGATAGAATTAAAGAACTTAGAAAGGCTTATAGCGATGCTAATGCAGCCGTAAGTGTTTCTACCTTTAAGAAGGCCGGTTCTAGTGAAGCGGATGCTGAAGAGCAATGGACTACTTTTAAAAAAATGATTGATGGAGCGGTTGATCAATATTCAAACCAAGTTGATTCTATCGATGGTATCGATGATTCGGAACCTCCAGCAGATCCACCGCCTCCAGCAGAAGATGACGACGACGAGCGTACAGCAGAACAAATACAACAAGAAATTGACGATCTAGATCAACAAATAACTGATAAAGAAGCAGATTTAGACTCTAAAAGAGAAGAATCGCAAAATTCAGAAGCTGGTCAAGAATATGCAAGGGTTGAATCAGAATATGACTCTTTAAGGTCGACTCCAGAGGCAGATCGAGCAGACAATCATCAAGAGCAATTGCAAGCTCTTGAAGATCAAATGGATCAAATAAAACAGGATTTTACAGAAAACGATCCAATAGGTCAAGCAATAGCTACACTTGAATCAGAGATAGAATCTTTAAAAGATCAAAGAACCGAAAAGCAACAAGAACTTAGAGATTTACCTCAAGAATCTTTTAATTATGAAAACGTTACAGAATCGTTTGCATTTAAATCAGGCTCTGTTGCTGATAGATTTAGAAGACTAATATAAATATCAAAGACGGCGCTTAGCGCTCTTCTTTGCAACTTTAAGGAACTCCTGTCTCTCATTGAGCAGGAGTTCTTTGCATTTCTTGCGAAACTCAATTGAGCTTTTAAGTATACGACTGTCCACCATTGGCGCATTTAGTACATCTAAATATTCACCGTCTACAAAGTTTTCTAGGTCGAAGTTCATAAATTTAGCTTTAATTGGCTTATTAGATATGGCACAAAACCAATCAATTGTATTGTAGTTTTCTTTAAACTGTTCTTGTGTAACTGGTAAATTATTTTCCCAATCATAATATATTCTAGAAGATGCTGCGTTTCTCAGTGGAGGTCTTTGCATTTTAATAGCGCATTTAATAAATTGGTCACTTTGTGCCCATCTTTTAATATGTCTATTTTCTACTAAAAATTTACGATGTACCTTTAATAAATTCTTTAGTATAATTCCATATCTATTTTTTGGATATGGTCCTTTTGTCCGTTCAATTACGATATTTCTCCAATTTATCATATTATATGTATCGTCTTAAACAAATTAGCCTTTTTGCATATAAGCTACAAAGCTAATTATATGAAGTCTATTAATCAACTATTTACGGAAAAGTATCGACCGCAAAACCTTGATGAACTTATTCTGCCGGATCGAGTAATGAGTAAATTTAAAGATGGTTTAGTTCAGAACATGCTATTTGCTGGTTCGCCTGGCACGGGTAAGACTTCTACTGCCAAGGCTATCGTTAATCAGTTTAATCTACCTTATATTTACATTAATGCATCAACTGACACTTCAGTCGATATTATTCGCACTCGTATCATTGACTTTTGTTCTACTGTCTCAATTATGGATGACCCAGGAGCATTTAAGGTTGTGATTCTCGATGAGGTTGATGGAGTTAGCGATCAATTTTTTAAAGCACTTAGGGCTACTATGGAACAATTTGCTAGTAATAGTAGATTTATAGCAACTTGTAATTATATTAACAAAGTTCCAGATCCGGTTCTAAGCAGATTTGAAGTTATTAATTTTGATTTTGATAAGCAAGAAGAGTCTGAGTTGACCAAGAAGTATATCAAGAGGGTCTATCATATTTGTAAGGAAGAAGGTTTAACTATTGAGAAAGATGCTCTTGTAGAGTTTGTACGTAGAAACTTTCCAGATCTTAGAAGTACTCTTAATAAATTACAAGGATTTAAGACGCAAGGCACCACTAATATTACAGTTAGTGATGTCAAAAGATTTAATTCAGTGTTTAAAGATGTATTTGAACTAATTTTTAACGAAACAGATCCTGCTAAAAATTATCAAATGTTAGTTAGTAATTATTCAAATCGAGTTGACGATGTACTTCAGTCACTTGGCGAAGAGTTTATTGAATACATAAACCAAGAACAATCACAAAGTAGTAAACATATACCACAAGTTATTATATCAGTTGCTAATCATCAGGCCCAAAGGGTTCATGTTATTGATCCGGTAATTACAATGTTAAGTTGTGTATATGAAATACAAACAGTAATTCGTTCGTAAACAAAAATGTTAAAATATTTTCATATTTAACAAGAATGTATTATATTTAACTGTAAAAGACACATGAAGGTGGGAAAACATACTCTATTAATAGACGGAAACTATTTCGTTTTTAGCCGGCTTTTTGTAATGCCGAAACCAAAATCAGGTAAATTGTTAGGAGATGATAAATCTCGAGGTCAATTTATGAGGAAACTTGCAATTGACTTTGCATCTGAAATGCGAAAGCTTAATTCTTTTGTAGATGATGTAGTAGTGGCAGTCGATTCCAAATCATGGAGAAAAGATCTGTATCCTGAGAGTGATTATAAAGGCACTAGAAAGCAAGATTCTAATGTTGATTGGAATGCAGTCTATGAAACATACGAGCAGTTCCAAGATATCCTAAAAAGTAAGGGTGTTACTATTCATCAAACCCAAGGAGCTGAGGCCGATGATGTTCTTTTTGGTTGGTCTACAATGCTTAATGGTCGTGGTAAATCATGTATTGTTTGGACTGGTGATCGTGACCTAATTCAGCTAGTTAATTATTCCGAGGCCAACGACGCTCATACTATTTGGTATTATAATACACGCAAAAGCTTGTATGCCTTTGAAGGTTTTACTGAAGCAATGGAAGCTTCAGCTTCTTTAGAAATGTCAAATGATGACATGCTATTTAATATGGGTGGTCAACATATGATGCGTGATCGCTATCAGGGTGATATTTTGCAATGGGTCAAAGATAATAAGGTTGAAATTACAGAGGTTGATTGTGATTTGTTTATCTTAAAAAAGATTTTAACGGGTGATAAGTCAGATAATATTCCATCTGTTGTGACTTGGCAAAAAGAAATGAAAAACGGTAAGCTTCGTAATTATTCTATCACGGATAAACAAGCCGATAAAATTATTTCACAGTTTTTAAAAGAAAAAGAAGAGTTTACTATAGATCACCTTTTTTCTTTAGAAGCTAAAACTTCTATTTGTGATACTATCTATAGAGTCATAGGTCATAGTAATCCTGCTTTAATTCAAGCTAATTTTAACAGCAATATTTCATTGATGTTGTTGCATACTAAGACTATTCCTGATGCAATTCAAAATGCAATCTATGAAAAAATTGATACAGAATGGGAAGGTGCTATCGATAATATGGAATTGATTTTAGATAAAGATCTTATTCTTAAAGGAACAGATTGGTTAAGGGGTAGTTCAGCTCCGGCATCAATGGATCCATTTGCTGGTTTAGAAGTACCTAAAGAAGAGTCTATTAAAAAAGTAAAAGGTAGAAAAGTTAAGGAAGACACAAATCCTAAAACTAAGAAATTGACCGATTTATTTTGATTATGGATTTATCAGAGCACATGTATATTGAAGAAGTGTTAGCCGAAGCTAATGCATTTGGATTAAAGGCTGAAGTCCAAAAATGGGCAAATAAGTTTTTAAAAGAGGGACACGATTATGAGACAGCTTACACAATGGCATATTATGAATGGTGTAAGTAAACTTTAAAATTTATCAATGTATAATATGTATGCTAGACGAAACTAAGCTATTTGATTTCGTGAAAATTATGTTCACGAAAAGATCAGATTACAATAAAATAAAACAACACAGCAAGAAGCGACATCATTTTATGATTAATCGCTTTTTTGCTATTAAATATCCATCTAATGCAAACGCGTTTAATTTGAATAGAATAGATGGAGCTTCAGTTGTTGATTGTTGGTCTATGGTTGCTTCTAGATTTAAATCTGTGCCTACATGGTTTTATACTAAAACCAAAAAAGCAACGAAACAAAAAGTTGATAAATATATTCCAAGCGAAGAAGCCATTCAATTATATCTAGATAAAAATGAGATAGGCAAAAGAGAGTATCAAGAAATGCTTAAATTTGCAAAGAATGACTTGTTCGATGACCTTAAAAATATCGAACAACAAATTAATGTTTACGGAGAATAAAGATACATTTTCAGAGGTTGTAGATATTACGCTTTATAGATATAACTCAGTTGATAATAGAATTTGGGGTATACTTAAGGGATTTAATTCTCATAAAAAATTAAGTAAAAACTCTATTTTAGTTTCTTCTGAATCTCTTAAATCTATTCTTTTAGCTAATTTTAGAAAAGAAATAAATAGAGTAGAGTCGTTGCATAGTTCAATTGTTCATAAAGAAGCAACTTCGGTTTATTTCTTATGGAAAATGCTAGAAGATTTAGTTGGATTAAGATGGGTTAAATTTACTCTTAATTCTAATGTTTCTTATAATAGAGTAGTTGATATAGATGATATGAAAACAATCAAATATTCTGTTAAAGTTGTTAGAGGAACTCTTAGACTATTTGACGTTTTTAATAAAGTACAATTGCCGCTTGTCAATTCTATTCTTTATAAAGCTAATATTTTAAAAAGAGGACAACAGTTTACGGTCATAAAAGCAGATGACTTAAATACAAAGTTAGATATATTCTTAGCTACTAATAATTCTAGTGAAATATTAACACCCATTAATTTGATTATGCAAGAAATAGAGCCTTATCAAACAGATAATCCAGAGCTTCTTCTTGTGACAGATTTCGACTAAGATATATAAAGAAAAGTCGAAACAATATGGGAAAGCGCGAAGGTTTAGTTTATCTTGTAGTTGCACTTTGGGTTGTATTAGGAGCTCTTGGTGTATTTAAAGATACCAGTTTATCAGAGCTTTCGGTTTATTTTGGATCTTTAACCGCTTATGTCGGAATTTATGTATGGTCAGAAACCAAAAAGCCGTCAATAAAATCGAGTGTATTTAAGAAAGGTCCAACTTCTAGAAGAGAGGCCATGATATACATCGTTACGTTATTATGGGCGCTTGCAGGCGGTTTTACAATGTGGTATAAGCAAAATTTAAATGAAGTTACAGTTTATTTTGTTTCTCTTTCAGGGTTTGTAACAAGTTGGATTTTAGGTGAAGTATATAAGCCTGAAGATGAGGTTAACAAAAATATTTCTAGAAAATAATGGTAACGGGCTATACAGCTACTGAGATAGGTGATGTTTTAATAGCTAGACTTAAGGAACCATATAGCGGTATACTTAAAGTTTTAGGTTGGAACATAGTAGCTGGCGTTTCAACAGAAAGAACAAGAAACGTTACACTTAATTTTACTTCTGGTTCAAATATAGTTACAACTAATGGAGATTTTACCTTTAATGTTGGTGAAAAAATTATAGTAGGTAACCAATATTTTACGGTTAATTCAGCATATGATGCAGTAAATGGGCAATTTGAAGTTTTAGAACAGGTTGCTTTTACTGGACCAGGTCTTAAATTTTATGAAGAGCCAAACGAAAATAATAGATTCGTTTATGAGTATAGGTGGTCTCAAAATAAAGATGCTGATGGAGGAGAAATGTCAGAATTTAGACCATTAAATAACGGTACATCAAACGGAGATTTAATGTCTATCAATTTTAATTCTAATTTACCCCTTTGGTTAGATGTAAGAGCGACAGTTGATAGAATGTCAAGTAATGGGGTTACAGATTCGTTGACTATATTAAGTATCACATATGAATTAGAGACAGTAAATGGAACTATTGAAGCATGCCCTCAATTCTGTGCAGATTGTGAAGATCCTTGGGCATTTGTAGGATGCGAAGGTATTATTGTAGAATGTGAGTCAAACTTATTTAATCCATACGAATTACAAAGACCTGTTAATTTATATAAGCAAATTACCGATGTTTCTACTTCTATATGGGGTCATGAAGTTAGATATTTTAGAATTGAGCCAGATCAAAGATCAAGAGATGTTATATTAATGGAATATTCTTTATATAATGTTGTTGAAGAGGGTCTAGTTAAGGTTATGGTACCAGATAATGAGTTTCCAACTGAAGAAATAAGTTATGATATTTTTGGTATGGGTTTTGAAAACTTTGAAATTCATATCACTAAAACTGAATTTAATAAAGCGTTTGGTTTAGGTCCCTCTCCAAGAAGTAGAGATTATCTATTCTTCCCGTTCAACAATCGCATGTATGAGGTTGTTTCAGTCACTTTTGCAGATGAGTTCAACAGAAGTTTAACTTACTGGAGGGTTCAGCTTAAGAAGTATGAGGATAGAACATCCAGTATTCATACTGATGATGTCGTTGAACAGACAGTGGACGACCTAGTAGTCGGAGTAGAAGAGGTATTTGGAGAAGAAATACAAGAGGAGTTTGATAAAGTTACTAAACCTCAGCAATACAAGACTGTATTTCACGTAGTTCAAGATGGAATCAGAGCCGCTATAAATAAAAGATTAAATATAGCTGATGTGGATTTAAGAAACAGATGGACGGTCATATCTAGAAATTATTATGATTTAACTACTGCTATTGAAAAAGTTATGGACACAAGTACACAAAGATATGAAAGTGTATTTGATGAAGCAATTATTTATAATTTAAATTCTTCTTTATCTTCTGATGCAAATTTAGCATATACTGCTTGGTTTAAGCCTATTTTAAATACGACTTTTAATACAGTACACCAAACCTTAATAAATGGATTAGATGGGGATAAAGGTATATTAATTGAAACATCCAGACAAGAATTTAGAGTAACTCTTAACGATCAAACTTACTTATTTGATTTTGGAGCAATAGACAATACTGAAAATCCTTTTTATGAAGCTACTGATTCTATGTGGTATTCAATGGTTATCAATATTAATAATCAATATAATGAAATGTCAGTTAATATTTACAGACTAAATGATATTGTAAATGAAGGGTTACCGCAAAATTCACCCAATAGACTAGAAACTGTATTTAATGAAACTAAAAACATACCAGCAGAACTAACCTGGGAAACAGATAAGCAATATAATCTACACGGTGGATACATGTGGATGACAAATATTAGAATATTTACAAAGACAATTGAAGTTGAACAGCATCAAAATGTATTACAACAATACGTTGTTAGAGATTCACATATAAATATTTTAACAGATAACGCTATACCAAGTATTATGCTTAGAAAGTATAGCCAAAGTAGATAATAATTAGACTTGTGCTATCTATCTATAAATTAGATATATAGAATATAATATCATAATATGAGTGAAAACAAGAAAACAGTTTCAGAACAAGCTGACGAGATACGAAGAGAGCTTGATAATTTAATAGGCAATAATGATTTAGATATTGATTCAGATCCTACTGATTTGCCTATTATAAATCAACCTTCTACGCCTATGATTAACTATGGTGAATTAAAGGGTATGGCTAGTAAGCAAGCTCAAAAGACAATTACTAGTCTAATGAAATTTTATCTTGATGCAGATATTATAGAAAAAGACGAATATATTCAAGCTAAAAAGAAAATGGATGAGATGACTATGGCGTCTCTCATTTATCAACTTCAGGCGGGAGAAAGAGCACTAACTACATTATTGGAAACTATTGATGGAGGTGAATTAGCTCCTAGAATGTTTGAGGTATTAGCTACTCTACAAAAGTCTATGCTAGATATTATTAAATCACAAACCATGTACTTGATGGCCGCTGAAGAGTCAACCAAAAGAATAGCACGAGACGCTGAGCTTTATAATAAAAGAGTTAATGATTCTGAAATAGAAAAAGCAAAAGGAGGAGAAGAAAGCGGAAATGTAATGAGGGGAACAAAAGACTTAATGGCTAAAATACAAATGGGTATATCTAGTAACGAAGATATAGAGGATATTGAAATAGAGGATGAAGATAACGAATGAGTGATTACGTAGGAGATAATAAATGGATTCCCAGGGGGGAATCTAACGTTGATTCAGAAAGAATCATTTGGTCTACTAAGCAAATTAACGACCTATTATTGGCTCTTGATCAAGGTTACAGGCCAAAGGTTAAGATGCCTTTTTATGAAGGTAAGCAATTTTTAAAGAAGGGTAATATTGTCTTTGAATATACTGATGAAGAAATAACAGAGCTTGCAAGGTGCGCTGCAGATATCAACTATTTTGCAGAGAAATATGCAGTCGTTATGACAGACGACGGTATTCAACAAGTTAAGTTACGTGACTATCAAAAACATATGTTAAAGAACTTTCAAAATGAAAGATTTAACATAGTCTTGGCTTCTAGACAAATGGGCAAAACAGTCACGGCCAGCATCTTTAACGCTTGGTACCTAACTTTTAACCATGACAAAAATACACTCTTACTTGCTAACAAATCTGAATCTACTAAAGAAATTATTGATAAAGCTAAAGTAGTTATAGAAAACTTACCGTTTTTTATGAAGCCCGGCATAATTAAGTATGACGTTATGAACGTTAGGTGTGATAATGGATGCAGACTAGTTGGACAAGCTACGACAGCTAAAGCAGGTATTGGTTTTACGATTCATAACTTATACCTAGACGAGTTTGCACACGTTCAGCATACTATCGTAGATTCTTTTTATGAAAACGTATATCCTACGTTATCCGCTTCTAAAGTATCTAGAATAAACATTACTTCTACACCAAATGGATTCAATAAATTTTATGAAATTTATGCTGCGGCTGAAAGAGGTGATAACGAATATAGCGCAATACGCATAGATTGGTGGCAACATCCCGATAGAGACGATGCATGGTATGAAAGAGAACTAAAGAATTTAGGTTCAATCGAGGCATTTAATCGTCAGTATGGTAACGAGTTTGTAAGTTCATCTAACTTGCTTCTTGATCCGGCTGATATGAAAGTTATGAGAAAGAGGATGAAGCAATTTGTTTGGCATGACATGGAAGAGTTCGATTCTGCCAAGTTAGACACTAAGGGATTTTTAGGCTTTCACCCTGATTTTGACACAACCGATGCTAGAAATGCAGAAAAGTTTTGGTTGTTTTCAGTTGATATTGCAGAGGGAAATGGAGGTGATTATTCTGTCATTAACATTTTTGAAGTTGTACCTATGGAAGATGATGAGCTAGATAAGGTAATCAGTCCGGGTGCAATGTATGACTTTTTTAAATTAGAGCAAGTTGCAGTATTTAGATCTAATGAACATGTCATAGAAGATTTTGCAAAGATACTTTATATTTTGGCCATAGATATATTCTATTTTGAAAATGTAAAAATGATTATCGAGTATAATACTTATGGTACAGTTTTAATTCAATACTTGAGAACTATCTTTCCTCAAACGAATGACTTTGATGATGATATGATAATTAGATTTAGACATCGACATGACGCTAAAACTTTAAAGCCTGGTATTAAACTTAAGGCTGATAATAAAGCTATTTTTTGCCAAAATTTTGCTAAATTATATAAGACTAATAGAATAAACATTACGGATGAAGAAACCGTTAGAGAGGCAAGTTTATTTGGTACGTTGCCTAATGGATCATATGGCGCGCAAATGGGCAATGATGATATAGTTATGACCGCAATTACATCTACTGAATTTTTTAATACAACAGACTACGCTGATTATATAGAGGAGCTGTTAGACTTTATAGAACCTGAAAAGCATGCTAAGATGGAAGAGATACTTTATAAAGAGGTAAGTGAAGCCGGAGATTTACAATATGATATTTATGATTTATTAAAGTAAAAACGAAGTCGAAGACAGATATATAGAAAAAGTAAAAATACAAATTAAAAGATATGGCAATAAGTCCCGAACTACAACAGTTTAAGAGCTCAGGTGTATACCGTCTTGAGTTCGATAAATCACAAACAGTAAATGTTCCTCAAGAGACTATTAGATTAGTCGTTGGTCACTCTGAGACAGGCCCTTACAATACTCCTGTTTTTATAGAGAATACTGAGCAATTTATTCAAGCTTTTGGAACAGCTACTAAAGCTATGGAAAATAGAGGCATGTTCTTCCACAGATCAGCTCTAGAAGCATTGTCTAGAGGTCCTATTCTAGCTGTGAATTTATATAAAGCAGACGATGGAGATGAAGCTTCTTGGGTTTCTGTAAACACTAACGGTTCTGCACAGGGTGTAAGCTCTGCAACTGGAACAAGTGATTTCTATAAGTACTTCGATACTGAGAGATTTTGGAATCCAACGGATGATAAGCTACTAAGAGTAGTTGAACAGGCATACACAGCTGATGTTCAAAATTATCCAGATGCAACAGCAGTACAACAAGCTTTACAAAATAGAACATTAAATTTTGTTAATATTAAACAAGATCCTATTACTGTTATTGTAAAGCAAGCTGCTGACACCAGAGGCTTTCAAATTACAGCAAGAGAATGGTATGGCGAAGGAAATCAACCAGACGGAGTTGATCCTTTAGATTACATCTCAGAATACATGGTAGATGTATTAGTATTTAAAGGCAAATTTGACGCTTCTGAATTAAATAATGACCCAGTTTACGGTGCATATTTCAACGAAGACGGCTTAGAAAAAGATAAGCTTGGCGCTTTTACAAATCTAAGAGAAGTTTCTTTATTAGCTAGCTATACTGGATCTTTGTTACCTGATTTCATAGATTTAGAAGGTAGACAACTTTACATTGAGGCTTTAATAAACCTAGAAACAAGAAGAACGGGTTTATTTTGTGCTATCAACGAAGATGCAACTGAACAGGTTGATTTAGTAGGTGATTCATTTGATATCTATCAAGACTATCAAGTTCTATCACACATTGTTAAACAAACTACTACTTTAGATCAAAATGGAGCAGTTGAAGTAACAAATATACCAGTTACTGGTTTAATACAAAAAATAAACGCAAGTGAGCTTAATGTTTTAGGACAAGATTTATCTAGCTCTTTTTCAACTGGCGTTTTCTTAGATTCATCAGTTTCTGGAGAATACTCTAGAGTAGAAAGTTTAACTTATGATGCTGCAACAGATGTAACAACTATCATTCTTTCAGGAGAAGAAGTTGCAGATTTAGGAAATAGTGCAGCTACAACTCCATTTAGTTTTAACTCAGCATCTGGAGTAACTTTACAAACGAATGCAGTAGCTGACGATACTCTAAGGTTTGCAGCTCCACAAGGAGTCAATGGATTACCTACAGCTGGTCAATTTATTGAGTTTAACAGCACTCTTTTTGAAGTTGTAAATGCTATCCAAGATCCTAATAACGGAGATGTAGATATTCAATTAGCGTTATCATTTACTGCTCAGGCAGCTTGGGTTGCTGGACTAGATGTTTCGACTTCATTAAGTTTCCCAGTTACTAATGTTTCTGCAACTAATATTGGCACATATGTTATCGGTCAAAATAATAGAGTAATAGAAGTTCCTGATGAAAACGTAGATGGTTGGGGATTTGAAGTAGTAGGACCAGGCGTTATTGTATTTGATAAACTAGAAATCAACGGACAAGCTCCTGTTTTTAACGACGATATTAAAGTAGGTCAATATCTTTCAGTTCCTAATGGAAATAAATTATCTAAAATTTTACAAATCATTAGATCAACTGAAGATGAAGGAAATGGAAATATAAGACATAAAGTAAGATTTGTTACTCACAGAGAAATATCCGAAAGACCTGTATTCGCATTTAAATCATATGATGAAGTTACTGAAGCTTACAAAACATTCCCTCTTGCAGGTTGTGTTATTCAGAAAAAATACATTAAAAATCTATTAAGTGTTTTGGTTCCAGGAGAAAATCAAGGATTTGCAAATACCTTAGTAGATAAAGATGCTATTACATATAGATACCTTGTTGATACATTTGGATCATTAGAAAAAGATCCTGAAGGTGGACCTGACATTCTTATGAATAAAGTAGAGTTTACTAAATTGGCAAGAGAGCGTCAAAATGCTTCAGCTATTTTGAATGCACCTATGGTAACAGAACTTAGAAAGTCTACAGATCCTTCATTCGTAGACGGAGAAGAGGTATTTAAAACAAAGTATATTGAAACTGGCGGTAATTTAGATGCAAATCCATCTAATTTATATGCTATGCCAGAGGTGATAGAAGGCGCTAATTATGGCTTCTACTATGGCCCAGGTCTAGTAGTACTTGAAGGCGGTAAAAGAAAGATTATTCCACCAGCGGCTTACGTATCTAACAATTATATCGATAAGTATACAAATGCTTTGCCATGGTCAATTGTTGCAGGTCCAAGAAGAGGGGTTGTAACAGGCACTGATGTTCAAGGCGCTGAGTATGCATATGATAAATTAGATAGAGATGTAGTCGAGCCATTTGGTATTAACCCAATTTGCTTTGAAAGAGGCGTTGGTCTAGTTATTAAAGGTAACAAGACTGGTCAACAGAAGATTACTTCTGCTCTTTCATCTGCGCACGTTAGAGAGGTTCTTATCTACATTGAAGATGGATTGGCTGAAATTCTACAAAACTACCTATTCGAGTTTAATACAGCTCAGACTAGATTAGAAATTAAAACTCTTGCTGACGCTTTCATGGAAGCTGTTCAAAAAGACGGAGGTGTTTACGATTATCGTAACATCATGGATTCAACAAACAACACTAATGAAGTAATTGATGCAAATATGGGTGTCCTTGACACTTATGTAGAGCCAGTTAAAGGATTAGAGATTCTAGTATCTAGAGTCACTGTTCTAAATACAGGTGAAATTGCAACAGGTAACTTCTCATAATAGTGATATATAAAATAAATTATAGACATTAAAATGGCAGGTTTACCACATTACAGAGAAGATCAAACTAGTAAGAAAAACAGACAGTTTGAACCAGTACAAGCTAATCTATTCGAGGTTACCGTACTCGCTCCAGATATTGTTGAAGCAAACACAGATATGTTACTTCAGCACGTTAATTCAATATCAGGACTTGGAGGTATTCACAGGGAAGTTGCAGCAATCGAGCAAAAATATAAGTTTGCTACCAGATCATATGCTGGTGTGCCAGACGGAACTGCGCTCGACGTAACAGTTAATTTCTCATTAAACTTGAATGATTCTAACCAAGCTTACGTTTACAAGACGTTAAGAGAATGGTACAGAGCTCAATATAATCCTGAAACAGGAGAAATGGGATTGAAGAAAGATTACTGTGGAACTATAATTATAGTTCAATTTAACAGAAAGGGAGATATCTTTAGAAAGGTAACTCTTGAAGATTGCTTCATCACATCTGGCCTTGGTTTCACAGACACCTTGGATTATGGTACAGCTGATGCTCAAACTCTAGAAGTTACATGGAGATCAGATGTATTTAACGAAGAATTAACTTAATCATCCTTTAAGAACGGGAGAGAACTTTGTGTCTCTCCCATTCTTTTGATATATAAATATATTACAATACCAACATAATATGTCGAATAGAAGAGACAAACTTACTAAGAAGTTGCAAGTTCTTTTAACGGAGGATGAGGTTAATATGGTTAATCGTATAATATTGAATGAGGCTATTGAATCAGAATCAAGGCCTATCTCAGTAAGCGCCTTTATAAGAGACTTAATACAACGGGAAATAAAACAAAGGACACCCCAACAAATGTCCATAACAAGAGAAAATATTAAAAACCTTAAATCAAAATAAGCTATGAACGATAACAAAGATCAAGATCAAGAAATTGAAAAAATACTTGAATCTAAAGAAGCTTCCCCTGAATTTCAAGAAGCTACAATAGTTGAAGAATCAACTGTGGAGGATCCAGTATTAGAGTCTATTACTAATGCAGGATTAGGATCTGTAAATATGGATAGATTCGGCAGAGAAAGGGCTGCTCCCTCAGATTTACACCTGGGCTGGATGGAACTAGATATAGATTCATTACCATCACGGGGTATGTTTTACCCAACAGACACTGTCATAAAAATAAGAGCAGCTAAAGCCGCAGAAATTAGACACTTCTCCACTTTGGATGAAACTAATTTTATAGACATGGAAGAAAAGTTAAATTCTATCATAGAGTCATGTACTATGGTAAATACGCCTTCTAAGAGAATGTCATATAAGGACATTTGTGAAGAAGATAGAATTGTGCTTCTTTTAAAGATAAGAGATTTGACTTTCCCTGAACCAGAAAACAAAATAGTTTTTAATGCTAAATCAGAAAACGGTTCAAAATTAGAAATAGATCTATCTACTGATTATTTAGTTCCAAGTGAAATACCGAGCGAAATAAGAAGATATTATGACGAAGATGATAGAACATTTGTTATTCAAACAAAATCAGCAGGTACTGTTTACATGAAACCGCCTAGCATTGGAGTTATGCAAGAGGTTACTAAATATCTAAAAGATAGAAAAGAAAACGATCAAGAAATTGATCAGGCATTTATTCAAGTTCTTCCATATATAGTTAGTGATTGGAGAGGACTAAACGCTAAAAAGATATTTGAACTAGAAATAGAACATAAGCGTTGGAGTGAAAAGAAGTTTATGGTTATTTATAGACTTGCTGAAAAAATGAAAATAGGTGTAAGCACCACACTTGAAAAAGAAATAGATGGAGAGGTTTTCAAGGCCCCTCTTGAATTCCCAGGTGGCATCAAAAGTCTTTTCATTATTTCAGATCTCTCTGGAGAACTACTTTAAGACTAAGTTCTACCTGGCATTACACCTCAGACTTCAGCCTTCTGAGATAGAAAATTTAGAGTATTATGAGTATTACTACTATGTAAAGAATCTAAGTGAACATCTTAAAGAGCAGAATAATAAAAATAAGGAACAACAAGAACAGGCTGACACACAATATAATAAATATAGTCAGCCTAAGATGCCTAAGTTCCAAGCTCCAAAAATGAGTACACCAAGCATAAAGCTACCCAAATTATAAGGGTAGCTTTATGTTTTTTAATCTTAGAGTATATGAATATATAAGTATGTGCTAAAAAACATTTGTTTAAGAGTTGAGCGTATTTAAATCAGCATTTGAAAAGCTAAGTACAGATAATCTTATAAAAATAGAGGATAATACCCGTCGTTCTGCAGAGGCAGTAACTTCTGGGGGTAGTCTATTTAAAAAGATAGAGAGTATAGCTACGTCTATTGAGAAAATAGAAAAAGGGGCTGGAAAAATGGATGTAAAAACTGCATTGGCAGTTAGAATTGTCTCGCCTGCTATAGAAACAATTGGTTTAGGATTAGGATTTGTTGTAGAGGCCTTAAATAGCATGGAAGATTCTCCAGAAGATGCTGAGGCTAAATTTAAAGTGCTTATAAATGGCTTAGTTGATTTAGGTGATGTAGGAAAGGCTCTATTTAATTTAGCTAAATATTTAGTGCTTTCTATTCCGTTGTTAATACTTACAACGGCTGCAGCGCCTATAATAATAGGAGGCCTTTGGGTTTTATTTAGTGGATTACAGAAAATATCTCAAGCTATAGATAATGAATCAATAGAAAAATTAGGAGAATTAGATGGTATAGGGTCAACGCTTTTATCGCTTGTCGGTAATATGGCTTTAATTAGCATTTTAATTATTCCGGTTTTAGCTACTGTTCCTATTATTGTAGGTACATTATGGCTTTTACTTAAAGGGTTACAAAAGGTTGCTAGCCTCATAGATGAAGAAACTATTGAAAAGCTTTCTAAATTAGATGACGTAGGTAAAAGTATTTTAATTTTTGCAGGTAGTTTAGCTCTAATTAATTTTATAGCTATTCCAGCCATGTTGGGTTTATTAGCGGCCGGAGTTTTAATACTTGGAGTAGGAGCTATTCTTAAATTAATGGAAAAGTTTGATTTAGGTATAGATAAATTGACAGAATTTGGAGAATCATTAAAGATTTTTGCATTGGGTTTATTATACTTAGGCGGTACATTAGCTTTAGTTGGTTTAGCAGCTCCTTTAATATTTACAGGTTTAATGGTGTCTGTAGTTGTAATAGGAGGTATAGGCCTTGTAATGAAAATATTAGAAAGCACGGGTCTTATTGAATCTATAGATAGTGCAGCGGAGGCACTAGAAAAAACGGCTAAGGCTTTATTTATGCTAGGTGGTACGCTAGTATTAATAGGCATGTTTGCTAAACCAGCTTTTTATGGCTTAGCTGTTTCAATGGGAATTATAATTGCTATAGGAGGCGCATTTTATCTTCTCGATAAGATGAATGTAGAAAGATCTATGACAAAAATTTCTATTGCACTATTAGACGTAAGTATAGCCATTTTAGCATTAGGTTTGACAATTGCTTTATTGGGAACCATGTCGGGTTATATATTACCGGGTATTGGTGTTGTATCATTAATGGTTCTTTTAGTAGGCGGAGTATTTTATGCATTAGACAAGATGAATGTTGAAAGGTCTATGATAAAGATATCGGGGGCCTTAGCTATCGCAGGCTTAGGCATTTTAGCAATTTCATTTGCGTTTTATTTAGCAGATAGAATTTTACCCAATTATGAAAACGTATTAATATTATTAGGTCTAATTTCAGCTGTAGGTTTAGTATTTTATATTGCAGGTCTAGCCTTCACGCAAATACTTAAAGGTGCATTTGTAATGGGTGTTGCTGGTTTAGCTTTAATATTATTAGGCTATGGATTAAAAGCAATAACTAGCTCCGTACCTGATTTAATGACAGGGCTTGGAGTAATAGCTTTGATTATAGGAGTCGGAGCAGCGTTTGCTTTAGCGGGGCTTGTTGCTGTTAATATTATACTTGGTTCAGCTGCTATGGCCTTAGCTGGAATTTCTATGTTAGTTCTTAGTGTAGGCGTAACCGGTATGGTATCGGCCATGAGTGGAGAAATCACTTTAGAAAAAATAGGCCTTATGGCTGCTTTAATCGTAGGCGTCGGGGCTGCATATGCTCTAGCTGGATTTGCCGCTGCTAATATTATACTTGGTTCAGCTGCTATGACAGCAGCAGGAATTTCGCTTCTTGTCCTTGGTGGCGGAATTGCAATTATAACAATGGCAACTAAAGGATTAACATTAGAACAAGCAGGTATTATAGGAGCTATAATTTTAGGGGTAGGAGCATCCTTTGCCGCTGCCGGAATAGCTTCTCCTCTTATATTACTTGGATCTGCAGCTATGCTTGTTGCTGCAGTTGCTCTTGTAACTTTAACCGGTGCAATAGCAGTTCTTAATACAATAGGATTTGCAGAATTAACATCTAAAAACGGAATCTTTGGAGACTCGGGTCAAGTAACATCAGGATTTTTAGGAATCGGTGCCGGCAGACCTAAGACTAATTTAGAAGTGATGATGGAAGCAGTTGCTAATTCATTTATGTTAAATCCTATTTCTATAGCAGCTATGTATGCGGGTGCTCCGGCTTTAATTATGGCGGCGGTTGCTTTAACTTCAATTGCGTTTGGTGTTAAACAATTTCAAAAAATAGCTAGAGAGGCAGATCTATCCACGTTGGGCGCAAATGTAAACGAAATAGTTAATTCTTTATCAACAACATTTGCAAATATAGGCCAAACATACCCAGGAGGAAGGAAAAGTCTATTTAATAGAGTATTTGGCGGTGGAGGCCAATCGGTAGTTGCTGATGGTATATCGTCGGTAATGGGAATGGGCTCTGCTTTAACGGGCATAGCAAGAGGTGTTCAAGCTATGGCTAATTTAAAGTTTCCTACTAAATGGGATAAAGAAGGAAATCCTATAGCATTTGAAAAATTAGATAAAGATGCAGCTAAAAGAGTATTAGAGAATACTCAAATGTTAGTTCGAGGTTTAGCAGAGCCCTTTGCATTAATAGGAAGGGGACTTGAAATAACACTAGACGATGGTTCTAAAGTTACTGTTGGTGGCGGAGGTAGAAAAGGTTTATTTCAAAGAATATTTACTGGCGGAGGAGGTTCTCCTGTGGCTGATGGTATATCAGCTGTTATGGGAATGGGTGAAGCTTTAACTGGTATTGCTCAAGGAACTCAAGCAATGGCTGATTTAAAGTTCCCTACTGGATTCGGAGCAGATGGTAAGCCAACTGGATATCAAACCATAGATTTAACTACAGCTATACCTAAATTAATAGAAAACACCAAATCAATTGTGGTAGGTATGTCGTCTGTATTCGGAGACATTGGTGCTGATGCAGATAAACAAAGATCTTGGTTTTTTGGTAAAAGTAATACAGAAAAAGGTATAAAGATAGTTCAAGGATTTGCAGAACCCGTAAAGAGTTTAGCAGAGACAGTAAAGATATTTTCAGAAATGGAAGTAGAAGTATTTTCAAAAGTTCCTGAAAATTTTAGAAAGATAGTTACTGGTCTTACTAATGTATTTGGAGACATAGGTAAAGATCCAGATGCAGAAAGATCTTGGTGGTTTGGAAAATCCAATATAGAAAAAGGTGTAAAAATTGTAAAAAAGATAGCAGATCCAGCTAAAGATATTGCTGATGTAGTAAAGGCCTTAACGGGAGAAGGAGTTGGTGATTTTAAGGCAAACATAAAAAACATTATAGCTGGACTTAATGAATTTGCAGCAATTAATCTTGAAACTTTAACTGCATTTAATTTAGCTAGTTCTGCTTTAGGGTCAAGTAGTACTTCAACTATGATATCTAATTTAGATAAATTAGGAAACACGGCGCCGACCCTTAAAGGTCTAGGAAAAGTAATAGATGAAATATCAGCCTCATTATTAAAAATGAGCAAAATCCCTCCTGGAAATCTAAAACATTATTCTGAACCTATTGCCTTTTTAGCTAAAACTGCGCCTATTGTTGCTCGCCCAATAACTCAAATAGCAGATGCTTTAGTTAGAATAGGAAATATACCAAATCAAGCGTTAATTCTTTCTAGGGCGTTTATTCTTTCTATTGCTGAAAATAGCTTTGATAAGCAAGCTACAGACTTAACTGTAATTGCTAATGCTTTTGAAAAAATGGCTAAAAGTACACCTATTATTGCTGGGCCAATAACCATAATAGCTAACGCTATTGTCAGAATAGGAAATACGCCGATTGATGCTTTAACGGCTTCTAAAGACTTTATGATGGCGCTTATTTCAAGCTCACTTTCTTTACAAGCAGAATCTATGACAATTATAGCAGCTGCTTTTGAAAGTATGGCTAGAAGCACACCTATTATTGCTGGGCCAATAGCCGTAATAGCTAACGCTATTGTCAGAATAGGAAATACGCCGATTGATGCTTTAATGGCTTCTAAAGACTTTATGATGACGCTTATTTCAAGCCCGCTTTCTTTACAAGCAGAATCTATGACAATTATAGCAACTGCTTTTGAAAAAATGGCTAGAAGTACACCTATTATTGCTGAGCCAATAACCGTAATAGCTAACGCTATTGTCAGAATAGGAAATACGCCGATTAATGCTTTAATGGCGTCTAAAGACTTTATGATGTCGCTTATTTCAAGCCCACTTTCTTTACAAGCCGAATCTATGACAATTATAGCGGCTGCTTTTGAAAGTATGGCAACTGGCTTTTTTACAGCGGATAAGTATAAAGGCGTTATGGCCTTATTGAATACTTTAGATAAGACTGCAAATGGAGTAAATTTAGCGTCAGTCGGTTTAAAAAGTATTGCATCTTCAGCTTTAAAAATATCTAATGTAAATATAGAAGGAGTAAACACATTTAGAGAAATGGCTTGGCATTTAAATAGAAGTGCCTTTGGAAGACAAGCTCAATCTATAGAGAAGATAGCAAATTCATATAAAGTTATATCTGATGCCAGTAAAGATATGGATAAAGAGTCCATAAGAGTAACTACTGAAATGTTTGAAGCGCTAGCATATCTTTCTAGCAAAGGCAAAGATAACGCTATAGAACAGCTTGGAGAAGAATTAGTTAATGCTATAACTAGACTAGCTCAAATGATAGCAGACTTTGAAGGTACAGTTAATGCTCAAAATGAAGGAAGTAAAACAGTACAAGAATCAGTAGCACGTGCAGTTGACGGACTTACCGATGCAGTTGGTTTAGCACCTAAATCTAAATCAAGTTCAACTAATTCAGGTTCAAGTTCTTCATCATCTTCGAGCGATGTTATACAAGACCTAATAGACTTATTCCAAAATGGATCTGCTAGAGTTGTTATAACTGATCTTGAGCAAGCTGCAGCCGCTAAAATTTGAAACATGATTAAAGAACACTATATAAGATATGTTCTTTGAAAATGCGGGCGTGGCGGAATTGGTAGACGCGC